CCTTGTCAGTTGTTCTGGACTCTTATTCGAGGTCTAACGGCAGCATTCGAGTGAAATAAGAAAAATCCTCACTTGACACTCGACTTTTGCCATTCAACGCTCGGATACCGCGTCGCCACGGTTTGAAATCCAAATCGCATTCCGCTCCAACATACTGAAGAGAGTGCTCCAAGTCAAGATCATTGACCATGTCGCCCAAGGAGATCACAAAAGTTTGTTCCGAACTTTCAATCTCCATCTCAATCCTCAATTGTTCAGACACTGGAATGTTGAAATGTCTCTCAACCGCTAGCCGCTGATCCATAGATGGTGCGGGACGAACCATGAAACACTTTGTCTCAACTGCTCGGTCATAGGACAGCAGAGCCCAGGACTCCAGCTCAGTGCGTCCACGGTCTGTACTATAACCTCGAGTCATCTCACAGACTTTCCACGCCAACATGCCCAAAATAGGACAATCATGGTGTAGATAACTTAGAGACATGGCTTTGGCTCGCAGCATACTACGGCAAACTAAATCATTAGAATGCTGGAAAGAAGGATGCAAACAAAAGAATTTACGCAAAGTTTTCTTTATGTTACAAATTTTACGGCCGTCGTCCGTGCAAAGAATCTGACAGAATGCTGCGTCACGATAGCTCTGGAAATGATCGAACTTAAGACTCAATCCTAACTCTTGAATCAAAGATTCATCGACAAATCGATCAACACAAATGCCGTCGTCACCCTCAACTAAACCGGTATAGTAGGAATCAACATTTTCTGCAAGTACCTCAGGAGTGTCATATTTGTTGACTGTTCGTGCCATCAAATAAGAACAGATCAAAAGATTCAACATGCCATTTGCGGAACTAGTCCACATGGCACCTGACATCAACCTTTGATCAAGCTTGGCAGTCACATTCGACATACGAGTCACGTTTTGACCAAGGACCATACGCCTAATCAATCTTTTGTACGACTGGGAAACTCCGCTCCGCCGCAACATGTGCATCATCCAATAGAGAACAATCTCGGCGTACTCATCATGATGATGTGCTTCGAAAGAAGAAAAGTCTGTTCCCATCACAGGATTGTCGTCAAATAAATCTCGGAGAAGATCGGGCCATCCAGCAGGATCAGATCCTTTGACAAACCAAGTCCGATGAGTCGGACTCTTGGTAGCAAAAGTTTTCTTGTCTATGCTATATTGGATGGGACCAATGATGACTTTAGATGCATCGGTGTATGAATTGATTCCACGCGGGTTCTTGTACTCCTCGTAAGATTCCCACTTGATAAAGCTCTGACTGTCAAATAATCTCTGCCCTCGTTCTTTAAAAGAAAGACCATCTATTTCTCTCCTCAATTCCCGGAACTGATTTTTCCGTGATAAAGAATAAGGCGTGCGGTCCAACCAGCATTCAAAAGAAACAATCTCATCCGGATCAAGACTCACAAAGTGAGTTTTGATAAAATGTTTCGAATAAGACACGAAATCCAACATGCGTTGTTTGTTTCTGACAGGCATAAGACAACCAACACGATGGGTAATCGCTGCAATCTGGTTTCCAGTGTCTTTCATATCCGGAATGAAGGGGGTTAATAGTGGCTGTTGCAACAAAGGATCAATCAAAGTCAAAGAACAATAAACTCCCACCACTCTACGAATCTGATAAGAAAAATTTTTTATCTTAATTTTCAAAGAAGCACACGGTGGGTTCAATTTCAACGATCCTCGATCGCCCTCTACATACCCCCAAACACGACAGGGCTTTGCTTGGGGACTCCGTTTAAATAATGTGGTGTGGTGCAATACGTGTAACACACATTAGCAACCAATAAGGTGTATTCTGCCGACGTGTCCAAACCTAAGTCAAATGGAACATTCACAACTTTGATCGACTTCAGTTTTTGACGAATGGCGGCCACATCTCGTTCCAAGTTTCCACTCGGCACCACATTTGCCAACAGAGCCCTATTCAGACATCCGACCTTTGTCTCTTGCTCAATGATTTCTTTGCTTCCTAAAGAGCACCTGGTTATGGTGTAATCAACAGTCATGCGTCTAAAAGGCAAGAGCAACTCATCCCCTTTGAACGTCGGATCCCTGTCGTCTTTCACCATCCCAGTGCACACATGGGTCACTTGAAAATCCACATCATGGTGTTCAACAACATCAAACACCTTCTTCTGGCAGAGTTTCCATGATGTGAGCAAGCATTCCGTCCTCATCGACACGTCTTGAGTCATGTTGACAAATTCTTTGAGGTTTGGAATGGTCGGGTCCATGAAGAACTGTTCCACGATGACACCATCAGTGATGATTGAATCATTGTTGTATTCGACGTAAAACACAACAGCATAATACAGCAACAACCCTAAGGCTGCTCCTGTTTTCGTGAAACTAGCTCCCATCTTCATCCATGGTGCCCAGTACGCCCTGAATTGTCGCTCCTTCTCTATCTTGACCTCATCTTTCTTCTCAATAAGGTCATACAATTCAGGATCGTCGCATTTGCCTAGCAACTGACCATCAACAACAACGTATGCTCTTGATCCCCATTGGCCATTGCCTTCGTCGGAACGAACCTTGACATCACCAAAATCAGGGAAAACTTCACAGTTCTCCTCAACATTCCGGGTTTGCGCACGATAAGTGATGTAGGCTTCGTCGACCTTCTTGCGACGTTCTTCATCCTCCTCTGCTTTCCTCACTGCGGCGGCTTCGGCTTCTGCTCGCAATTCGTCTTCCCTTCTTTTCCTTTCTTGTGCGAGCGCTTTAGCCACCTCCGCCCTGTCGTTTCTTTTAACGTCTTTGCGGGACAACTCTTTTGGAGGACCTGGGTTTGGATGGATGCCTGCCATGCACAGCAGCATTTGAATAAGCTCCTCAGCAAACACCGCTGTAAAGAACCTAACGATCACGCCCATTATGATTGGGTGCTTCTCACGTAGCCCACCTAGAGCTACTGGATACAAACTAATCAACCTGCGCGTGAAATTGTATGCTGTGCAATCAATCGGAATCAATGCGTTGACGAAGAGCACGTCGATGTATTTCCATGGCTTACCTACGTAATGTGACGCAATTTCGGACAAGACGTAGTAGATAGGATGGATTGTGTAACAAGCTGCCATCCACACTACCAATGCTGCGAGACAAATAAGGAGGAGCAAAAACAGCCAGGAACATCTCTTAGCGTTCTCTTTTGTCATCAAGGGCTTCCAAAACCACCACCAAAACTTCATCAAGAATCGTATTCTCGACATGCTTTGAGGAGGGGCTTGCACGCCATACAGCGCATTAATCACTGAACCTGGATCATTCTGCACCAACATCAATAAGGGCATCAACGATACAACAGGATAGATGACTACTGCGTCGTACATGGTTGTCGGACTAATTGCGATATCCAACAACACCATGCTAATGACTATCATCACGGCTGCCACACGGACCATTTTGTGGTCGTCACCTTCTGTGATCGATCCATGAGACGATTTCAATGTCGTCTTCTTGGGGCTTCTCTTCCAATGGTCTGGTGGTTTTTCCGATAGGGCAAGTCTAATGTTCGATTGCAATAATGATTGTTCATACGCAGTGAGTGTTTTCCACTGTTCATAATCCTGAGCGATTTGACGATCTACCATCATCTCATCGCATGGAATACCCATCAAGGGAACATCGATCATCATGCTTTTCAGCCATCTAATACGCCTCTTGAAGCGGTCGATCTCATGGCTTACCCTGCGCACGTCATCATTGGAGACTAGCAATGCCAAATTGCCAGGCAAGAAAGTTACGCCCATTTGCGATACGATCGTGTAGAACCTCACTTTATCTGGTTGTTCGTCCACCAGATGTGATACTCTACGAGCAACTTCTTTGCATAGGCCTGCTCGGATCATGGCACAAAGTGCTCGATGATACTTTCTAGGTGCTTGAGCAGCCCATCCCCAATGGCGGCGAGTCCCCTTGTCGGACTGGGATAACGCAGAACGAACATCATTCAGAGTTGAATGTGGGCCAGAAACTGGACCACGCACGCCGGAGCGTGACTGACTCTTATGCACGATTTCTCGTGACTGACTCTTGTCCGAATATGAGCTTGAAACAAGCTCATGCACAATTTCTTGTGACTCACTCTTGTCCTCAACATCATACAACACATCACGACACAAGGTGTGTACACACAACCTGGTCTGATCAGCAAAGAACGAGTCAACCTCCTCCTCTTTCATCACTTTGGTGCACCACACATCATAAACACCCGCATCAATCTGCTGATGATTAACAACCTCATACGTGTCACCAGCATGATGGATCCACAACCCATGCGGTACTGTCGCAACATGCACACGGGCTTTAACCATGTGCTTCGGGCTCAAGCATTTGCCTGTGGTCTCAGACCGCATCACTCCGAGCAAATCAACGACGGGGTGCTCCGTGTAAAACAAATAATGCTCATACTTAGGGTACAAACCAAACAAGTTCGAATGTGAAGATGAAACATCATCACGCGCAGCAGGCTGCGACTCACTCTTAGTTGTTGATGCCGGCGAGTTCCTCGGCGTGGTCTTAGGTTCACCAATTTTGGGAGAGCTATTACACTTCGAGTTATCGCCTCTTTCCGCAGCAGAGTTGGCATCTCCGCTCGCCCCACCTGATTCTCGCACTGGGGTTGTGCGCCCTAATCTCCGGGTCACTACTCCGGTATTGCCTAAGGGTACGGCCGCATTTGTTGATGATGACGCAATCAGCTTTGACGGACAGTTGGGTGATTAGCCGCTGTCCCGTGACCACACATTCGTCAATACTACACGTAAAGCACCAACCCTCTATAGTAATACAATTTTAATCCCAAAGCTAGTCCACGACCAGGTCTAGGAAACCATAGTAATACAGAGAGATGAAACGTTACGTCGGTGCGATAAAGTGACTCGCTGGAAACCAGTTAGTCTAAACGGTGAAGAACTTATCGCATTGAGATCATGACACAACTGCAACCATAAAATGGTTTACGCGGAAATCTTCGGTCGCTGCAGTAGCCTGTCTCAACGGGAGCCTATCTCCCTTAAACCTGAGCGCCATCAAGCCTCAGGAAACCTAATTATTTATCACACGCTAGCCTATGTCAGTCTGATGGAGACAAGAGCACGCAACGTGTTTCACAACATTCACCCCGCTTTAGGGTCAAGCAGAATAGGAGCC